CGACAACGACGAACTCACCGCGCTGATTCTTCTGGTGGATCTCAAAAGCGCCGGGAGTAAGCACCCTGACCTGCTCGATCTCTTTCTCGCCGTAGAGGCCGTCGGGCACCAAGATCTTCTCGACGAGGCGCAGCTGCGTTAAACGCTGCTTGCCGGCTTCCATCTCGTAGCGCCACCCAACGATGTCGCGCGGGGTGTACGTCACCCAGTAAGGGCGACCGTTCTGGCCTGCCGCCGGTGCATCGACTAGGACGCCAACGTGCCCGTAACGGATGCACTTGCGAGCCGTTTCGTAGGTCCAGACGTTCAGATCGTTGCCTTGTAGATCGACGTCGAAAAGCTGCTCGGTGATTACATCGGCAACGTCCGAAAGGCGCACGGGCTTGCGGGTCAGCATCCCGGCGAGCATCCGCTCGAGGCGTGCGTAAAACGGCGCAAGCACCGATCGCATCAACCTGTTGTCGTATGCCTCATCGAGCTCGCGCGGCTCCTGTGGCAGGTAGGTCCGATGTTTCTTGCGGATCCCGTAAGTGCCAGTCATCAGGGTCTCGATCAAGACCCAGTGCGGCTCCATGTTGACCCACGCCGTGTTCGGGTCGTTGACATTCGTCGCTGTGCCTACGCGTTGGCGACCACTAAGACCGGAATACACGGCAACTCCTCGCCTGATCTAATTAGTTTAGTAAAGGCGGATTCCTGTACCACGTCCAGCACGTTCGTGCAGTGGATTAAACGCGCCGAGGATTAAGTAACCGAGCCCGTCAGTCCAGTGCTCGATGTTTGCCGATTTGTCAATCACATAGTCCTCTGCACCCTGCTTGTAGGTGACGTTTTTAAGAGCCTTGATTGTGTGCTTACAACGCGGGTGGACGAATAATCGCAAGCTGCCTTTCGCTGTTCGGATCATCCAGTTCGTCGCGTTGATCTTGTCCTTAACCGACCAAGGAGCCTTCGGACTAATACAGCTAAACCCGAAACGGCGGATGATGTCGTGGTCCGTTCGCCCGGCGGAGGACGTCTTGCGAGCCGAGCCTGTCGGGTCGGGATAGGCAACGATCTGCCTATCAGGGAACCGCTGCTTAAGGAGAGCGCACACCTCATCGGTGTTCGACTGTTTGACGGCTAGCTCGTCCCAGATATGCAGCGTGTCGCCAACCCTGCTGCCGAGAACGCCCGCCATGATGCTGACGTTGAAGTCGGTGCCCCAGTAGATCGGCCCGCCCGTATCTCGCACGTCTTCGCTGATGTTCTCGTCGTCGAAGCCGGGATAGACCCGACCCGAGAGCGTCTCAAAGCTTGCTAGGTATTCTTGCCTAAAGGTACGTTCATCGAGGGTGTTCCGCGCGGCCTCGATCTCCTCCGCCGAGACGTTGCCGCCCTGAATCGTCGTAAACGAAAAGGTATCCCAGTCCGCTTGCTCTTGAGCCTGCTCCCACAGGTCGTGGAACCAGTTGAGACCTGCCGGGGTAGTGATAAACCAGGCCGGACCATTTTGGTCTGATAGGGCAGGCCGTAGGACCATCTCCCACGCCGTCTGCTTGACGTAGGCGGCCTCATCGATCACGAGCGCCGAAAGGCTCACACCCCGCAGGCTGTCTTCGTTATCGGCACCACGGAGAGCAATCAGGCTCCCGTTAGCGAACTCGATCGACAGGTCCGACTCGTTCCGCTTCACGACGAGCTCCTCGGGTGCCATCGCCTTTAGCTGCCGCCACGCGATCTGCTTCGCCATCCGGTAGTTCGCGGTGACGTACCAGCAGAGGCTTCCGGGCTTTTCCATCGCCCAGCAAATCAGCCGGGTGATGCAGAGGTAGGTCTTGCCAAAGCGACGACCGGAGCACAGGAGCTTAAAACGCCGATCCGCCTCCCATACCTCGCGCTGCGGCCCGGTAAGCCCCTCTGCAAGCTGCTCGACGTAGTTGCTGCAGTCGGCCTCGCTAAACGCAACTGCCGACTCGACCGCCGAGAGGATCGAACCGCCGGGAACTGCCGCAAGGATGCTCATTCAAATAACCGCGCGACCTTCGCGGCCTGGTTGACGCAACCAAGAGCAACGCTGAGGTTGCCGGTCTTCCGGGCCTCTTTTTGGATGCTTGAGAGCTGGGCAAGGATCTCCGCAGTGAAGCTGCGCCGATCGATCTCCCAGTCGGCACGGATCAACTCTCTCGCCTTAGCGATGTAGTTGTCTGTTTGCCGATCCGAGACCCCCCATTCATTCGCAGAGTACTGAACGATTTCAGAGCGCACCGCCCCGTTCGCTAAAAGGCGAGCTACTCGGTTCACTCGCATATCGACTTCGATCTTTGTTGACTTAGCCATTAGATCGGTTTCTCGAGGATGTAACCGGCGAAATCACCGAAGCGAAACCACTGATAAGGAACGCCGGGTAGTTGTCCCAATGTTATGGGTCTTTGCACTCCCGCAAGAGAGAGCTCTTTCTCGATGATCTCTTTCGCGTCGACACCGGCTTCGTATTTGCCGGCGAGGGTAAGACGAGTCATCACCGTGCCGAAATAACCGTGGTGGGTTTCGAGCTTGTCGAAGATGATGATTGCGCCGCCGGGTCGGCACTTATCGAGGAGCCGCCGCAAGTAATCGCGACGCTTGCTCGGCTCGACGAACATCAGGGTCAGGAACGAGATGCCGAGGTCGAACGGCTCGTAGTCGTAGCTCTCCGCAGGGGAGCAGACGAAGATCCCGGGAGCGTTGTAGATCTTCCGCATCTCGTCGGAAGGGTCGATGCCTACGAGTCGCGCATCTCGAGCCTTTAGCGTCGCCTCGAGGCTGCGGCCGATGTTGCCGGTAGCGCAGCCGATGTCGTAAACCAGCCCGCCTTTCGGGATGTAGTGCCGTGCGATGTGTGTAATCGCGGCGGTTGCTAAGTCGTACCAGGGCAGTTGTTCCCTGACGTGGTTATCGAAACCTGTCGCTACATCGGAGGTTTCGAATGTCCAACTTGCCGGAATATCCATCACGTCTTCGACAAGATTTCCTGTTCAATAGTTTTAGCAACCTGCGCCATCATCAACGGTGGAACAGCGCGGCCTATACGCTCCCACTGCTGCTGGAAGGATCCGGTAAGGGCGAAATCGTCGGGAAAGCCGCCGACGCGGCGTAGCTCGCCGAGGGTAAGGGTCCGAGGCTCGTCCCAGTGGTAAAGCTGCTGGGTGCCCTGCGTGATTGTGTTCGCCGGTCGATTCGGCGATTGCTTGCAGTGCGTAAGGAAGCTGTTTTTGCCGGTGATGCGTTTACAGGCGTCACCGAGCGTTTCGCCGGGCTTCGACTGTGACCAGAAGCGATAGGTCTCCGACTCCCGGTTGAGCTCCTTAGCGGTCGTATCAGACGGGGGAGGCGTTAGGCAGTCGCCGACGTTGTAGGCGTAGGGGAATGGCTTCGGATGTACGGGGTCTAAGCCGAGGTCATTGCGGACGCCGACGAAGATCGTCCGCTGTCGCATCTGCGGTACGCCGAGCCAGCGAGCGTCTAGGACACGGCACTTGACGTTGTATCCGCAGTCGCGGAGAGCCTGCAGGATCCGCTTGAAGTACCCCTTAGCGGTGCCCTTTACGAGACCGCTGACGTTTTCGGCAACAAAGACCTTCGGCTGTACGCCCTCGAGTATCCGGGCGTATTCGTAGAAGAGGTCATCGACGCGCTGGGCTCCGTCGCTGTAAGCCTTGACCTTCCCCCAGCCCTCCTCGCGCTTCCCTGCCGTAGAGAACGCTGAACAGGGTGGGGAGCCGTCGAAGAGGTCTAGCTCCCCGCGCTGCACTCCGGCCCGCTCGAGGAGCATCTCGGGGGTCAGCGAGCGGATATCAGACCCGTCGAGGTAGCTGTTGGGGTGGTTCTCCTTGTAGGTGCGTTGCGCCTCGGGGATGAACTCGTTGGCGTAGACGACGCGATAACCCGCCATTCGATAGCCGAGACAAGAGCCGCCGCAGCCCGAGAACGTAGAGGCCACTTTGTAGCCGTTCCAGGGCAGGGCAGCGATCTCGCGCATCGAAGGGACTCGATACGGAGGCTTCGTCACGAGGATTTACCGCTCCACTCGTAGCCGCAGGAGGGGCAGCGGTGTTCGGTGGTGATGTCGTCGTCTACCTCGGCGAAGTCTTCCGGGGGAAGCTGCTCGGCTTCGGTTTCGATGATTCCGTCGAGGTCGTCCTGCGAGAAAAACAGAGAGATGTCGTGCTGCTCGCCGAGACGGTTAAGCATCTCCTGATCCCACTCGGAGAGATCGGAAGTGCGGTTGTCGGCGAGGGCAAGGCCGACCTTTTGTTCTTCGGTTAGACCGGTGCGACGAACAGCGATCACTTCGTCGCCGTCGGTTTCGATGACGCGGATCCGGTTGATGCCGGCCTCCTTAGCGCCTTCGATGGTGCCGTTGCCAGCAAGGATGCGGTTGTCCTCGTCGATAACGATTGAACGGGCGGCACCGTACCGCTGCAAGGACTCTTTAATTAGTTCTGCCGAACGATCGGTGCGTTTGCGTGCATTTTGATGATCAGACTTGAGGTCGTTGATCGATGTCACTGGAGTTGTTTTTAATCGTCCAGTAGGACATTAGCTGCTTAATTTTCGGTTCCACAAGATGCATCGAACTCACGGTCCCGACGTATTCCCCAACTTGTATGCGAACGCATCCATCGTCGAGGGTACGGATCTTTGCTCCTGGCGTAGGCGAGGTTGAGGCGTCGCTCATAGTCGAGGAAGGCGCGGAGTTCATTTTGATGCTGCGCGATGCGGAGGCGTTCGTCGAGAGTCATTTTTCAATCCTCTTCGAGCTCGTCGTCGTCTTTATCGACGAGAGGCTGGCCGTACAAAACGGCTGCCTCCCTCAAAGCCTCGATTGCTTCCCGACAAGCTCCTTGCATCCGCATATTTGTCTCCATTACCGAAGGGGTTTCGATGTGCCCTAAGCCGCGCCGCTTTCGCATTACCCGATAATCCGACCCGTAATCGTCGCGAAGATCAGCAATCGGGTCGTCTTCCCCTTCGTAAGCGAGAAGCCATTCCCCGAAGGATGTTGCGGTAGCAGTCATAGAAGGGTTGCGATGGAAGGGGTGTCGGGGAGGGATCTAGCTCTCGCCCCCTAGAAGTCGAGAGTTGTCCGGCTTTTCCTGCGCAGCTCTGCAGGTGTTGTATGACCTGGAAGCCCCGACGGATGGATTAGTTCGTTCGGTTTAGGTACTCGAGCACCCAGAACCATATCTCCGTTGGGGCGTACTGCCCGGCGACGTAGTAGGGGGTGCCGTCCTCGAGGATTCGGAGGCGACCGTAATCTCCTGGCACTAGAGGCTCCTCGCTCTGTATACGGACAGGATAGCGCCGGTGTACAGCGTCGCGCTGTCGGCGCATTTCGT